CGATGATTTTCATTACCAATTAGGGTTACTTTTTATGCTGTTTTTTATAACGCTACCCTTTTGTTTTTGAAAAGGGTACCCTTTCGTTTGCCTTTTGTTTGGGTTATGAATACATAAAAGGTAGCCTTTTGTTTGCCTTTTGAAAATTGAAGTATGGGGGGGAAAAAAAACGACCTGTCCTCGCGGACAGGTCGAGCCTAAAAAACTATGAGTAAACAAAATGAGTCGGTCTAAAAGTAGATGAAGTAGAGACGGGGGTTATTCGTCGTCGTCGTTGTCATTTTCTTCGTCTTTGCCACAAAGGGCGCGAAGTTTGTCCTCGATGGTGAGGACGTTGACGTTGGCATTTACGTCCATGTCGATGGCTTTCATCTTTGGTGTGTGGAACTCCAGTAGGCGCAGCTCGGCGTTCACGCGGTCGTCTGGCGCGAGAGCCTGAATGTCAAGGTCGAAATGTGAGAGTGTACGTTTTTTGCCGTCGTCACACTTTACTTCCTTGGGTTCGAAGTATGCCAAGGAATGTGATTTGATGAAGCCCTTGAGAGGGTTTTCCTTGTTGGGTGTGCCTTTCTTTCGCCCTCCTGTTTTCATTCCTTTCATGTGTTATTCTCCTTATTATATAGTGGTGTGATACAATAGTTAAAAGTGTGGGGCAAAGATAGCGCATTAACTTAGCGCACGATTTATAAGTGTTGAATTACAGAACAATAAAACGTGAAATAATATGGGATTATTTGGTAGCATAGCAGGAGGTGCGCTCGGAGCAGCTGCAAGCATATTTGGCGGCATCAGCGCAAGCAAGGCGATGAGACGTGTGAAGGAGCAGCTGCAAGCGCAGAAACAGGCCAACCAGAACTGGTATGACCGTCGTTATAACGAGGACGCGACGCAGCGGGCGGACGCTCAGCGCATACTCGCCCAGACGGAGGAGAGCATCAGGAACCGCAACCGTGCGGCCGCTGGTGCACAAGCAGTAATGGGTGGTACTGACGAGAGCACCGCAGCAGCCAAGGCCGCGAACGCACAAGCATTGGCCGATGCAACGTCGCAGATAGCTGCTGGTGCGGATAACCGCAAGGACCAGATAGAACAGACCTATCAGCAGCGCGACTCGCAGATTAACGGTGCGCTGAACAATATGGAAATTAACAAGGCACAAGCCATCAGTCAGGCCGTGCAGGGTGTTGCCAAAGCAGGTGCAGGGATTGCTGGAGCCTTCTAAAAACAGTCAACATGAGTAATTGGACAGAAGAACAGCAGGAACAATACGGGCAGGGCAATGATGGTGGATATACACCACCTAAAGGTTCGCTTGGCTGGGCCGGGCAACCTGCACAACCCGAGCCAGTGCCCAAAGGGACGTTGGAATGGGCCGAGCAGACACCGCCACAACCTGCCCCTGCCAAGGGAACGCAGGAGTGGACGGAGCAGAATGCCGGGAACGGGGAGGGCAAGCCTGCCCCTGCCACCGGTACTGCACAGGAAGCTGAAGACCCGGCAGGAGTGCCGGCACACAATGAAACGGCCGCCAGCGGAAACAATGCCAATGACGTGATGGGCTACGACCGGCAGATTGCAGCCTTGAACGAAGCCGCCAGCAGGTTGAAGCCGGAAACTGAGGAGGAACGCAAGAAGAGAGAACGCAGTGAGAGGTCGAAGAGGATTGTGGCAGCTGTGAGTGATGGTCTGCAGGCGTTGAGCAACCTTTTATTTACGACTCGTGGTGCTCCTAACATGTATGACCACCAGGAGGCGAGCCAGCTCACGCCATTACAGGAGAAACTGGAAAAGTTGAAAGCCGAACGACAAGCCAACGCAGATAAATACCTTCAGTATTCGCTCAAGGTTGGTGACTTGCAGAATGACCGTGCGAAGACTTTGCGTGAGTTGGAGGAGCAGCAGGAGCGCATGAGGTTGGCAAGGGAGAAAGCGCAGCGTGAACAGGAGGCGCACGGATGGCTTGCAGCCCTGCAGCCCGACAAGGTGCGAGAACAGGCTGGTAAAGCCACCAAGGCCGAGCAGGAGGGCATTACCGCCACCGAGGAAGCCAAGAATGCACCTGAGTTATACAAGGCTAAGGTGGACACAGAGAAGGCGCGCGGCGAGGCTGCAAGAGCATCAGCAAGTGCAAGCAGAGCATCAGCAACCAATTCGTATGCTTCGGCAAATGAGCACAACGCCAATGCCCGGGGACGTTTCCAGTGGTGGGACGAGAACGGGAACATGCATTATGCTAAGACTCAAGACGAAGCTATTACCAAGGCTCGCCAGCATGGAACACTTGACAGTGTGACTGTTACCTCTACAAGCACGACTAACAGCGATATCAACGGCAAGTCCACTACTACCTACAATAAGAAAATTGACTATCCCGGAATTAGGAAGAAACCTGCCGCAAAGCCACAGGCTAAACCTGTCGCAAAGCCGAGTGGCGGCAAGCAAGGTGGGAAATGGGCTTCCGGGCTAAAATTTACGTAACAACTTACAGATATGCCAATAGATAACAGCAAATTGAAGCAATTGTACGCCACCTTGCAGAAGGGTGGGTATGAGCAAGACTACGATACCTTTGTCAAGGGCTTCACTGGCAACGACCATTATGCAAACCGAAAGCAAGTTTATGACCTGCTTTCGGCTAACGGTGCTCAGATTGGTTCCTCGTATGAGGAGTTCATGCAGAAGATGCAGGCACCCAAGCCACAGGCACAGGCGCAACGCCCTGCTGCACCGCATGCGAAGCCACAAGTAACGACATCGGCAGCACCTGCTCAGCAGAAGCCTGCGGCAACAGCAGCACCAGCCCCGCAAAAGAAAGGCTGGCAGCCCACGGAGCAGCAGAAAATACAGATGAGCTTGCAGGTTGGTCAGATGAGGCAGCAGGTGCAGCAAGGCATAGCTAATACCAACGCAAAGATTGGCCGCATGATGATGCCTGTAACCAAGGAGGGGCGCAAGAAACTCAGCGCGGGCAGGTTTGCAGCCCAGTTGGCAGGAACTCCGACGAGGGTTGTTGGTTTTGCGCCTCCGCAGCAGCCGTCGCAAGGTAAGGGCGGTGGCCAGCAGCAGGGTCAGAAGCCTGTGGAGAGCGAGCAATCACCACTGCCATACGGTGTGGTGTACGAGAATGGGAAGCCCAAGACGCAGTGGCTGCTTCCTGACGGCACGCTCACCACATCACTCACAGAGGCCAATCATGCTGAATATGCGGCAAGAAAGACGCGTCTTGCCCACCAATTTCAAGACCGCATGAAGGAGAATGGTCTTGACCCTAACAAGCCGGAAGATGTGCAGAGACAAGCGCAGCTTGACTATGAAGCACCTCTGCGCAAGGCATTGGAGGCAGAATGGCAGCGTGCCGAGGCTGAGGACAGAGCTGCCGATGAGCAGTACAGAAAGGATTATGAGAGAGCCAAGCATGGCGGTTTCTTTGACAGACTGAAAGATGCGCTGCTTACGCCAACAGACCCTAATGGACTGCCCATGCAGAGTTCGGCAGACTATCAGCGTGACCTCGGACGGGCCATGCAAAGGAAGCAGACTTTCAATCTTGAGACATTGGCGCAGGCAGTATATCAGAAAATGCCGCAGTCGTACCGTGACAGTCAGATATTGCACTACTCCGACTATTTCCGCAAGCACCCGGAAGAGTTGAAAGGCAGGAGCGTGGCGCAAGCCGCCAAGGAAGCCTTGCAGGGAGAGGTGTACCGTGCCACCTACGACAGAGCCGTGCAAGCGCACATGCCGAAGAGCAAGACAGAGTTCTTGATGCGCAAGATAGCCGACCAGCCATTTCTGTCGCAGTCCATGGCAACCGACATGGCAGCTTCAGCCCTCACTGGCTCGTATGGCATGAGCCAGGCCGAGGCAGATGCCATGGGACGGTATGGACAAGAGCACCGTACGCTCGACATTGTTGGCACTGTGGCTAATATGGCTTTTGACCCTGTTACCTATATTTCTGGTGGTGTAGGTGGTGCAGCAGCGAAGAAAACCATGCAGTACACCGGCAAGGCCATGCTTAAAGGTGCGGGCAAGGAAGTTGCCGGGCGATATGCAGGAAGAACCATGGCTGGACGATTGCTTGGCGGTGCTGCTGGTGGTGTCGGCAATTTTGCCACCTACAACACTTTGACGAACATCGAACAGCAAATGCGGCTTGGTGGCGCACTTGACCCGGAAACCGGTGAACGAGAGTTTAGTGGTTCTGAGGTGCTGAAATCAACTCTGCATGGAGTTGTGCTTGGTGCTGCAACAGGTGCATTGTCCCCTGTCATAGGGAATGTGGCTGACAAGTGGGTGAAAGCCACATCGAACACTGCCGGCAAGGTTGGTATTCGTGCAGGAGAGCTTGCCACTTCTACCATTGCTGAGGGTACCATCTTTGCTGCGCCAGAATGGGTGGAGAACGCACAGTTGGCAGATGATAACCCCAACAAGCGCAGTGCCATGGACATTTGGACGGACAACTTGGCCATGATGCTGGGTTTCAAGGCAAGCCATGGCATAAAGAGTGCACCGCGGGTTATTGCCGGAATGCGCCCTGTTGCTGAGCCTAAGACCATGGAGGAGCGCAACCACAACCGCATGAGCTTCATGGAAAGGTTGCGCAAACAGCTGGATTCCAGTCCGCGCGACCTTGACTTGACACAAGAAGAGCGTGAGGAACTGCGCAAGCAGGGCTATGGGGAGCTTGCCGACTTGTTCAGGTACACGCCCAAGCAGAAGCCTGCCAAACCACAAAGCGAGGCTAAGCCGAAGATGACGGACGGCAAGACCATGACGTTTGACATTGTGAAGCACAATGGCGTGGAGGAAGTCAATGCCGAGCGCGTGACCAATCCGGAGTTTGACGGATATTCGGCAATGGAGGCCCTCATGCAAGACCCTACCGTGAGCCAGAGCACGAGAGCCAAGGCTTACTATATCCTCACCGGGCGACAGTTGCCTATGGGAACCGTTACCGGGTATACGAAGGATAAAGACGAGCACGGCAACATTTACGTAAAGGCAGTGACTGCCAATGGTGAGGTGGTGACAAACAAACGTTTTGCCGACGAATCGTCAGCCAAGCAGGAAGAAAACAATATTTTGCGACAGGCAGAACTGAACTCTGTGGACGTTGGCGAGCGATATAAGGAGACTGCGGCCAACATCAAGGTGGTGCAGGCTGCAGTGGAGCAGGTGGCACCCGGTGCCGACTTCGGGACCGTGATGCGCAACTACAAGGCTGTGAAAGAAGGTGATGCCGATGCTGTGCGCAACTACGGCGGAATGGTAAGGGATATTGACAAAGCCATTGAGGCCAACAAGACAATGGCAGACGCTGAACGCCCCGAAGCCATTCGTGCTGCCATCAAGGAAGAGACAGGCGTGGACGTGGACGATGCCATCAAGAAAGGTCCGGGCAAGCGCAACGAGCAGGAGCAAGCTGCCGTGGAGGACTACATCAGGCGACTTTATCCGGTAGAGAAAGGTTCTGAGGCAGTAGCAGAACGGCCCATGTTGGAAGAAGAGGCAGGAGCGTCCGCCATTTACGACCAGTCGCGCTTGCTTTGGGACAAGGTGGAGCAAGGCGATGCCGAAGCCAAAGCCGATGTGGACGCCATCGTTATGCGTATGCAGGAGGCCTACGAGCTCTGCGAGGACGCTTTCGGAACTGATGCCGAGTGGCGCATGGCAGAGATGAAGGAGGACCCGTGGGCGATGGTGAAAAATTCTGAGTTGACGGAAGACCAGCAAGACGCAGTGCTCTACTACATCAATGCCAAGGCTGCAATGGACGGTGTGCAGGACGCATCGAACGATGCCATGGACAACAAGCGCAAGGAGGTGGCCGCCAATGTGGAGCGTCACACTCACAAGGACAGCGGCATGGTGCTGCCAGCTACCATGAAGGTGGAAGACAAGCCTGTGTATGTTGTCAAGGGTAAAGTGGCGGTGTACCCCGACGGTTCGGGCATAGACGCTGCCAAGTCAGACCAAAGCATTGTGATATGCGATGCCGAAACAGGTGAATACATGTTTGCCAGTCCAGACCAAATTTTCAACGTGGGTGAAGCCATTGACCCACAGACGGAACTCGAAGAGGCATACGCCAATATACAAGCTGAGCATGAAGCCGTGCTGGGCGGTACAGCCAATGAGGAGGAAACTCCGAGTAATGCAGAAGCCGTACCTGCCGCCGAAGCAGATGCTGCCACCGCAGACCAGCCACAGATGACTGAGGAGCAGGTGCAACAGTATGGGCAAGGTGTTTTCGATGCAGCCACACATGGTAACGGCGGCATCACCCTGCCAGAAGAGCAGGTGCAGGGAATGCAGCAGTACAACCGGCAGATGCTGGAGCAGGAGGAGCAGCGCAAGGCTGAGGAAGCCAACCGCCAGCCATCTGCCCTTTCGCGCATTCCTGTTGACGGGCAGACTGGCGAACCCATGTTTGAGCGTGCCGACCGTGAAACCGCCCTCGACGCACTCAACGAGGTGACAGGAGGCAATGAGGAAAACACCACCTCCATTGTCAATGCGCAGTTGGACCAGGCCAACAAAGCACTTGACGCATTGAGGAAGAAGGCACCGACCAAGAAAGCCCCCGCGCTGAAAGGTTCGCCCATGCAGATGGCCAAGGCACAGCAGGAGGCAGATGCTGCCTACAACACCGCCATGGAGCAGTATAATGCCCAAGTGGGTGCAGCCGAGGAGAACGTGAATGCCTGGACGCGCATCTACACCCTCATGAATGACCGCAAGCGTTCGGTGCGTGAGCAGCAGGAAGCAGCACAGAGGGAACGTGATGCCAAATTGCACGATGAAGCTGTGGCACAGTTGGAGGAGCAGAAGCGCATGGCCGCTGAGAAAGCAGCCGAGCAAGCCGAGGTCGGCACCCATGCCGTGAACCCGAAGATAAAGGCAAAGTGGGACGGAGCCACCAAGGTTGAGGGCAATCCTAACGCTATCACCCTTGCTGACGGTTCGACCCTGCGCGGCCACTATGTGCTGACAGAGGCCGGAGCGGCCACCGCCAGCCATGACGTGAACAACGCCTACGAGCCTGCTGAAGGTTTCCCTGTTGACGAGAATGGTGAGAGCGTGAATGACCGTGACTACAAGCGTGACAGAGACGCGCAGCGCATTGTGCAGGACATTGCCGACAATTACGACAGCCGTGCCCTGCAAAGTCCCGTCATCGTCAGCAAGGACGGCGTTGTGCTGAGCGGTAATAACCGCACTATGTCGGGCGAGATTGCAGCAAAGAACGGTACAGACAAGGCGTATGTGGACCACTTGCGCGAGTTTGGAGCCATGTTCGGTTTTACTCCCGAGCAGATAGAGGGCATGCAGCACCCGCGCGTTGTCTTCGTTCCTGATGAGGAATTGCCATACGATGCTAATACGTTTGCACGCTTCAATGCTGAACAGCAGAAGAAGCAGAGCAAACCTGAGCATGCCGTGAAGCTTGGCAAGATTGTTCCTGATAATGTATTTGCAAGCATTGTCGGTGATATTAGTCGCTTTGACCGCATGTCGGACTACTATGCCGATGGAAATGCAGTATCATCTGCCATTGGTCAGTTATTGGAGGCTGGTGTTATTAACGAGATGCAGTTGCCGGAACTTCGCACTGGCAATGCTTTGTCGGCAGCAGGTAAGGAACTTATCGAGAACACACTTATAGGCAAGGTCTTCCAGGCTTCGCCCGATGCCGTGCGTCAAATTATCAGCACACCTACGCTTCGCCAATCTGTTGTTATGGGCTTGAATGAGATTGCCAACAACCGTACTCTTGCTAAGAGTGGCTATGATTTGAGTCAAGAACTTGGTGCTGCTGTTGACCTTGTGAGCCGTGCCAAGGCGGAGTCGCCCGAAATTTACAAAGAAGGTATGCCTGTATCTTCTTACGGCAGACAGCAAGGTTTGTTTGACGATGAATACGGAGATAGCCGTGTAACTGATGGCGTGACGTTGCTCCTTGCCGACTTGCTGAATAGTGGAAAGCCGAGCGACTTGCGCAAGGTGCTATCTACATACAACAATGAGGCTGCTTCCCCTGCTTCAGGTCAGATAGACATGTTTAGCGGAGACGTGACCTCAAGAGAAGACGTATTGAATAACGTATTAAATTATTTTAGAAATGCAACACCAAGAGAACAACAAGCAATCGTTGATGCAGCCGTTGCAGAACGAAAGCGTAGAGCGGAAGCCGAACCAGTCGAAGGAAGCCAGGGAAGCGAACAAACTGAGAATGCTGTTAGGGGCAGTGAAGAAACAGAAGTTGGAAAGCTATCAGTCAATGACGGACGTGGAGATAAAGGACGCATTGGAGAATGGCAAGGTGATTTGGAGAAGGCCGAAGAGAGTTCGGAATTAGACGACAACGGCATTCCATTTGTAAAGTCAAGTAATGGCACAACAATATTTGGCGAGATAAGGGATGATAGCGGTCTAACACCTGCTCCCATAAAACTAAGCGAGGGTTTCCAGGATGAGAATGGTAAAGGTTATGGACTTGTCCACATTGAAGCTGGCCACGGAAGCCAAATTAGAAATGCTGGATTCAAATCAGTTGAGGATTTTGTGTCGTTCATTGCACAGAACTACGATGAAGACAACATTAGAGTTGGAAAACGTAGGGCAAACGGAAATACGACTTATCTCATACAGGTTTCAGACGAACACGACAACACGTTGTTCATAGAAATGTCTCGTGACAATTCGTATTGGAATGTAAACAGTGCAGGAATATTCCGAAAAGGATATTCCAATAAAAAGGAAACGGTTGCCAAGACCGAACCTCAGCAACCGAATAATGCCATTTCAAGTGACTCTTCGCTTTCTGATGGCAAGCATAATGGCATTATGCCATCAGAACCCAACGGTGAGTCAACCGTTTCTTCTGTAAGCAAAGTTATAAATAATCAATCGACTTTGCAAGGAAATGCGGAGAAAAGTGTTGGTGGAGAGGGAGAAACGTCACTTTCTGAACAGATTGAAGCAGCATCAGGTGAAGTAAACACTACCCCGACGGAGGCACAGAAAGAGGCTGGCAACTACAAGAAAGGTCATGTGCAGGTGGGTACGTTCGACATTACCATTGAGCAGCCCGAGGGCAGTGTGCGTAAGGGTACGGACGCCAACGGAAAGCAGTGGGAAAGCAAGATGAACAATACTTACGGCTACATTCGTGGTGCAGTGGGTGTTGATGGCGACCATATAGATGTGTTCCTCTCTAATGACATTGATGGTTGGAACGGACGCAAGGTGTTCGTTGTTGACCAGTATAATCCCGATGGTAGTTTTGACGAGCACAAGGTTATGCTCGGCTTTAATGACGCTGACGAAGCAAAGAGCGACTATCTTGCCAACTATGAGAATGGTTGGGAAGATGGACGCAGGATTGACGTGACTGCTGTGAACCTCGAAGACTTTGAAAAGTGGATAGCATCGAGCAAGCGTAAGACTAAGCCGTTTGGTGAGTACTCGTCGGTGAAGAAGGACGCTGTTGAAATCAATGCACCGAAAGCCGGCTATTCCATCACTCCTTCAACCTACACCAACAAGAAGGGCAAGACGAGTAATGTTTCTCTCCTTACCTTTGACAATGACTTGACAGCTGATCAAGAGAGAGCAGTGAAGGAGTTTGCCAAGGAGCGGACAGGTGAGGGACGCTTTGCCCCTGCACGCGGTTGGAAAGACCGTGAGAGCGGCGGCTGGATATTCCGCAATGAGGAGGACGCACGCAAGGCCACTGAAATGGTTGGTAATGAGGAGGCCGTGGCAGATAACCAGCCAATGACAGCGCAAGAGCTTCGTGATGCAGTGGAGCCGAAGAAGCCAACGGCACGCAAGAAGACCGTAGCCAAGAAGCCTGCAAACCGTGTAGAGGTTGCAGATGTGGTAGAGCAGAAGCCATCAGAGCCGACTAAAGCTGAGCAACCAAAGCAGGACGGTGAGAAGAAACTTGTCATTACTGATGAAATGAAGCATGATGAGGACATTCTTCGTGAATTGCTTGGTATTGGCGATGAAGAGTTGGACGGAGGCATAAAGTTTCGTGACCCCGATGCGATGACCTCTCAACAGAGACGTTTTGTGTACAATGCAGGTGTGAACTACTCATTGGGGTATATTGACCAAGGCTTTGTGGCATTCCCCGAATTTGCAAAGGCAATGGTCGGCCGTCTCGGCTATAAAATCAAGCCGTGGCTGAAATCTTTTTATGAGGGTGTAAAACGAATTCCTGGTTATGACCAAGCGATGTTTACTCCAACAGAGGAGGTTGATGGCTTTGACGTGGAGAATTTCGACAAGCCCAACAAGGACGTGTTGGCACAAGCCAACATGATAGTAGAGGAGAATAAGGCACAAGTGGCCGCAGACAAAGCAAACAACGAACTAAAGACAACAAGAAATGAGCAACGAAAAGAAATTGAAAAGCAGACAGCAGCAAATACAAATGCTGTTGCAGCAGAAGCAGAGACTATTGCAAGCAAAGCAGAAGCTCTCGCAAAAACTTCGAACGACGAGCAAGCCCTCGCAGGAGCAGCAGAGCAAGTAGATGGAACTCTCGACAAGGTAAATGAGCAGCTTGCCCTGCTTGGGTACTATGAGGCTGAGGAGGTGGAGAAGGACTACAACGAAGCATACGGCTATATGCGTAATGCTGAGAAGAAATCCGTGAAGGACGCGGCCAACCTTGCAAGCCAGTTGATTAACGACCTTGGACTTGACCGCTTTGAGGCTACTCATACGGACAAGGTAGACAAGAATGGCAACCGTAAGACTAAGCCACTTGCAGTTTCCAACATATCGCCTGTTGGAGGTGATGTGTCTATACACCTGCCATTAGAAGAAGGACGCGAGCTGTATCTGACAATAGGCGTTGAGCCAAAAGCAGCCAGGGGTGTAGATGGCTTTGGAAGCAGCGACCTTGAAGTTACTCACATCATGTTCCGTGTTGACCATTCTGAAGGCACTGGCAATGACCGCTACGGTAGGAATGTCTTCGTTGACAGCAAGGTTACGTATTCTGACCTTTTGAAGCAGGTGCAGCGTGCAGCCTATAAGTATCTGCCCGGCAAGGCAGAAGCCAAGGAGGGCGAGTACTATTCGGGTGACAAGGTGGAGTACAGTCCCGATGGCGGCAGAACATGGCATGATGCTGTTGTGGCGCAGCCTAATGATGAGGGAGGCTTCCGTATTGATACTGGTCTTGCTCCTGCCATGTGGGTTAATGCTCATTCGGACCAGTTGCGCCATAAGGCAGAAGCGCGCAAAGACGAGGACATCTTCCAGAAAGCGGAGCGCATTGCAAGTGAGAGTCGTGATAAACGAGCCAAGAGCAATGTTGAAAAGCTTAAGCCAATTGGTAAGGGTGCATTTGGTGACGTATATAATCAGTTTCAGGGAAATGCGCAAGAGGCTTTTGCTTTCCTTAAAGAAAAAAGAAGTGGCGATGTACTTGGAGTTTTTAGCAGAGACGGTGTAGGTGACATTGATGTAGTCTGGGGTGATAAAGGCGGTGGTTTAAGCCACATTATAGACAAGCATGTTGGAGAAGGAAAAAGTTTTCTTTCTGTTGATGAGGCTGCAAAGGTCATAGACAGCATAATTAAAACTGGTGATAAGGATTTTGAGAATGGTGACAAGATTGTATTCAAGAAAGAAAGCGAACTTGTAACTATACGCAAGAATGTCAGAGATAAGGGCAAAAAAATAGCCGACAAGAATTGGATTCTGACGGCTTATGATGAATTGTCAGCTGATGGAGACGTAAGTGCTATAGCTCCAAACAATCAAGGTCAAGCTGCACGGACCACTGACAATTCACGTGGCAAAGGTATAGGAAATTCTCAAAATAACCAAGAGGACCAAAAGGAAAAGACAACCAAGAAAGTTAAACCAGAGCAGCAGGTAGGCGATTTGTTTGCCGGGCTGTTCGATAAATCATCAGACAATGGATTACAAGGAAATGATGCTTCGATACGCACCGAAGCAGTGCCAGCCGACCATAGTGGACAACGGCAAGGATTACGAGGAAGCCAAGGAAACTCTCGCAAAACAGTTGCACAAGAAGGTGGAAGACCTGACGGAGGACGAGGAGGACAAAGCACTGGCGAAGATAGGGCTGTGTCCGCTGGACTTCATGGACTGACCGAGCCGAAGAACACACGCAACAACCATTCAGAGCGTGGCGCAGACCATGCGCCTACTTCGGTGAATGGCAGGATAGAGGCCAACATCAAGGCTATTGAGTTGGCGCATGAATTACTTGAGAGCGGTGAGACAGCCACTCCCGAGCAGATGAGTGTGCTTAGACAGTTCAGTGGTTGGGGTGGTCTTGGAGCCGCTTTCAGTGACGGAGGCTACGACTGGAAACAGCGTGAACGCAACAAGAAGATACGTGAGTTGCTTGGAGAAGAAGCCTATGAGCAGGCCGTTATGAGTGCCAATAGTGCCTACTACACTCCTGCATACGTTGTTGACACACTTTGGGACATTGCAAATCAGCTTGGTTTCAAGGGTGGCAACATCTTGGAGGGTTCCGCGGGTATTGGCAATATCTTGGGGCAGATGCCTACAATGGTAAGCGGGCGCAGTGACATTCACGCCATTGAGATAGACGGCACATCTGGTGGCATACTCTCATTGCTCTATCCCGATGCCAAGGTGGAGATACAAGGTTTTGAGCAGACACGCATTCCTAATGGCAGCGTGGATCTGGCCATTACCAATGTGCCTTTTGTAACTGGATTGCGTGTGAATGACACCACAGGCGACAGTGACCTTTCTAAGAAGTTCCACAATATCCACGACTTCTGCATAGCCAAGAATGTGCGTAAGTTGCGTGAGGGCGGCTTGGGTATCTTCATTTCTTCAAACGGCACACTCGATAACAGCAAGGCTTTGCGCGACTGGGTTGTGAACGAGGGAGGTTCGGACTTCATCGGAGCATTTCGCATGAATAACAAGACCTTTGGCGGTACAACCGTCACGTCTGACATTATCGTTATCCGCAAGCGGGTGAATGGTCAGAAGTCTGCCCAAGCCATTGACGTGAGCAGCATCAGTGGTGAGCGTACAGCCGAATATGAAGAACCAGGCGCACGCAAGGCCAAACAGCTCTCGATGGACTACAACAAGTATTTCATCGAGCACCCCGACCATATGGCCGGTGAAATGCGCTTTGCCTTTGAGGCAGGTGATACATTCAGACCTACCAGCAAGGGACTCTACCCGGTAAGCGGCAAAGACCAAGGCAAGATGCTGGCTGATTTCGTTAAATCGTTCACAGAGGAGACAGGCAGCAGCGTGGCAACCATGGAGAATGCTAAGCCATCTTATGTGAGCGATGTCTCTGCTGACGGCAAAAAGCTTGGCGAGATGTACTTGAAAGACGGTAAGCTCGTCACCGCAGGATTTGGCGGTTACTATCCGCTTGAAGTGAACGACAAGAAGATAAAAGGACATACCAAGCAGGAGTGCTTCACTGCTTATGCTGCCATCAAAGACGCATTGGCCGAAGTCATGCAGTACCAGACAGAGAATGAGGGTGATGAAGGACTGAAGCCATTGATTGCCAAACTCAACAAGGCCTACGATGCCTTTGTCAGTACTTACGGTCATTTCAATAAGAACAACCAATTAGCATGGTTGCGCAATGACGTGGACTATCCTAATGTGTTCTCATTGGAGACATATAAGGAGCAAGGAGACGGCAAGGGTGGTGTTGTCAAGACCTACGATAAGGCCGATGTGATGAAAGGCCGAGTAGTGGAGAAGGAAAGCGAACCTCACCCCGAAAATGTCAATGATGGCGTTGTGGTGAGCATGTTCAAGAACGGACGCATAGATGTTCCTTACATTGCAAGCCAGCTTGGAAAGAGTGAGGCAGAAGTGAAACGTGAAATCATTGACAGTGGACTTGGCTTTGAAGACCCTGCGACACGACAGATGGAAGTGTCATACCAGTATTTGAGCGGTAACGTGAGAGAGAAGCTGAAACAAGCTGAGGCCAACAATGAGAATGGTGAGTACAGCAAGAACATCAAGGCATTGCAGGAAGTTGTTCCTATGAATATTCCTGCACACTTGATAGATTTTACACTCGGTTCGTCATGGCTTGACCCAAAACTCTATGATGCGTATGTTAAGGAGCGTACCGACATAGACGTGCATTTCACAGCTGCTGGTGGTACATGGTTCATGAAAGCCCCGACCTATGGTGTAAACGTTGAGAAGAACCGTGCAATGGGTATTGTGAGCGAAAAGCTTAAAAAGACCATTATGGGACACGAACTCATTTCAGCTGCAATCCAGAATAAGAGTATAGTCGTGTCACGTACTGAAAAGCATTTTGACGGCACAACGGGAACCGTTACAGACCGTGAGGCTACGGCAGCATGTGCAGCCAAGATAGACGAGATACGTCAGGACTTCAAGGACTGGGTGCGCGGAAAGATGCAGCGTGACGCGGACTTGTCAGCACGCATGAAGCAAGCGTATAACGACCGTTTCAACAACTATGTTCCTATGAGCATACCTAATGACTTTGTACCTGAATACTTCGGCGGTGCGACACACAAGTTCAAGATGCGGTCACACCAAGGTAAAGCCATTGTACGAGGTACGATGCAGCCATTGCTGCTTGCCCATGAGGTTGGCACCGGGAAGACATTCACTCTTATCTCCACTGCTATGGAGATGCGCAGACTCGGCACGGCACGCAAGCCTATGATTGTGGTACAGAATGCCACAGTAGGACAATTTGCAGCCTCAGCTAAGGAACTCTATCCGAATGCCAAGGTGCTTGTGCTGGACGATAACGACCGTGATGCAGAGGGTCGAAAGAATTTCTATGCCAAAATCAAGTATAATGATTGGGATATGGTAATTATCCCTCAGAGCACGTTGGACAAAATTCCCGACAGCGACGAGCGTCAGATGCAGTTCAAACAGGACAAGATAGACGAGAAGATGCTTGTGCTTGAACAGATGCGTGAGGCAGACTCCAGCGGCAGAGATCCTATAACAAGGCGTGCAGAAAAGGAACTTGCCGACTTGCAAGCAGAAATGGCAGCATTGACAGAAGGTATTTCAAAGAAGCGCACAGTCAACGATGAAAAGAAGAAAGCCGTTGCCAAGCAGAACGCAGCTGTCAAGGCTGAGGAAATGCTCGACCGTCGCACGGATGATGTGGAGAACTTTGATGATATGGGCATTGATGCCTTGCTCATTGACGAAGCACACGAATACAAGCACCTCGGTTTTGCTACAGCCATGCAGCGCGGTGTGAAAGGCGTTGACCCTTCATACAGCAAGAAGTCGCAGGGTGTGTACTTGAAGACGCAAGCCGTATTGGAGAAGAACAATGGACGCAACGTTATCTTCGCCACAGGTACGCCTATCAGTAATACAGCTGCAGAGATTTGGACTTTCATGCGTTATCTCATGCCAAAGGACACCATGAAGGAATACGGCATATACTACTTTGACGACTTTGTGCGCAACTTCGGCAATTTGCAGCAGATGATGGAATTCAAAACAAACGGCAAGTTCCAAGAAGTGAACCGCTTTGCAGGATATGTAAACTTGCCGGAGTTGGTTCGTATATGGTCGGGAGTGGCAGACACTGCATTAACCAAAGACCAGACGGAGCTTGTTAAGAAGATACCAGAAATGGAGGGCGGTAAGGCGCAGGACATCTATTTGCCACAGACCCGTGCATTGCGCAGCGTGATGAAATATGTGCGTGAAGAACTTGAACGCTTTGACCAGATGAGCGGCAAGGAGAAGAAGGAAAACAGCAGCATACCTCTCACTATGTATGGTATTGCTCAAGGAGCCGCTGTTGATGCCCGACTTGTGGAAATGCACGCAGAGGATGATTCGAGGAGCAAGACCAACGAGGCCGTAGGCCAGACCTTGCGTTCGTTGAAAGAGACTGACGACTACAAGGGTACGGTAGCCATTTTTGCCGACCACTACCAGAACAAGCACAGTGGTTTCAACCTGTATGAGGATATCAAGAAGAAACTCATCCAGCAGGGTGTGCCTGCAAGTGAGATTGTAGTGATGAAGTCGGGCATGAAGATAAAACAGAAGTTGGAAATCTTCGACAAGGTGAACCGAGGCGAGGTGCGTGTTATTCTCGGTAGCACTGCAACCCTTGGTACAGGTGTAAACATACAGGAACGTCTGCATACCCTTATACACCTTGATGCGCCAAACCGTCCGATGGACTACACGCAGCGCAATGGTCGCATCTTGCGACAGGGTAACTTGCACAAGGAATGGAATAAACCAGTCCGTGTGCTTCGTTTCGGTGTGGAAGACAGTCTTGACGTAACTGCATATCAGCGATTGAAGACCAAAGGCGCGATTGCTGATAGCGTTATGGAGAGTGACCGATTGATGCAGGACAGCATGAATAACCGTGTGCTTGAAGAGGAAGAAGATGTGTTCGGCGATACAGTTGCTCAACTCTCAGGTAGTGAATACGCCCTGCTGAAAAACAATGCGGAGAAGAATGTGCGCAAGTACGAAAGCCGCAAAAAGCAGTGGGAAGCCGACCAAACCTATATTCACAATGCCAAGCCAAAGTTGGAGGGACAGATAAAGTCCGCAGCGCAACGAGCTGAGGAGGCTAACGCCCATCTGCTTGCAGTGCAAAAGGCATTTCCAGATGGTAAGTTCACAGAGATAACTGTTGGCAAACTTAAATTTGCTTCGGTTGATGCGATGACAGACTTCATCAAGGATCACAACAGGAAAATCCTTGATGCTGCTAAGGATATGAAAGAGAATCCTGGCAATAATGCGCAGACTAATACTCTTACCTTGTCGTTGGGTGGTTACGACTTTGTTGTCAAGACAAAGATGTCGCGAGAGACTGTGAATAATGGTGGACTCCTGTTTGCCGAGATACATCGCAAAATGAGCTACTCATGCCCCGAACTTGGGCTGAATGATGTACCCGTAAAGCAGTCGCTCTTGCGCAATGCTGTTGAGGACATTACGGAGAATGTAATAACAGGTAGGGACTTTGCCGAGCGGTTCGACATTGCTACACGTATGGTACAGCACGGCAAATCAGAGTTAGAACAACTAAAGCAGCGTGAAGGTAAGCCGTTTGAGTTTGGAAAGGAACTCGAAGAAGCCAAGCGTCAGTTTGAGGAATATTCCGAGGCCATGAAGGTAGAAATGGCAGAAAAGGAGAAGAAGTATGCCGAAATGGACGCAAGTGTAGAAGCCGCTTCAGATGTTGTCATTGACGAGGAGGACGAAGACAGCAGTAAACACCGTATGCTTGATGATGATGCACAAGATGTAGTGGAACCTGATTTCATGAGAGAAAATCTTTCAAATGCGATGGAGGAACGAGTAACTGAGTTGTCGGAACGTTTGCATACTCCTGTGCGCATTATCCGTACAGAGGAAGAAGTGGCCGCTTTGCCAAGTGTGCGCCAGCGCAGAATGAAGGGTAGCTTCAATCCTATGACCGGCGAGGTGACCATCGTGGTTCCGAACAATGCTAACATGGCAGACATTGAGAATACGTTTGTGCATGAGGTTGTGGGGCATGATGGATTGCGTGTGTTGTTCCCTGAGGAGGCGAAGCTGAACAATGCTCTTGATGAACTTTATCGTGTGTCTAAGGACGAGATACGCGGCACCATTGACCGCATGGCGCAGAAGATGTATGATGCGGAGGTGGACCGCTTGCACGAGAAGAAGCGCAAGGAGCATGAGGCCAGGGGCGAAGATTCCAACACTTCATACTATGCCGACATGGCAGAAGCCCATGCGGAGGCAAGCAAGAAGCGCGAGCAGTTCAAGCGTGATGCAACAGAGGAATATGGTGCCGACCTTGCCGGACGTATCGGTGAGAAAGGCTTCGAGAAGATGAGTGCCGAGGAACTGACGTTCTGGGGCAAGCTGAAAGCCATGCTCCAGAAGGCTCTACAAAAATTGTTGGACGGATTAAAAATCCCCGGCAAGAGAAAGTGGGGTGATAAGGACTGGGCGTTTGTTCTGCATGAGGCCTACAAGCGCAAGAAGAATGGTGGACGGCCTACTGTGTTCGATGCCGCAGATACTGAGGTTATGCGCAGGAAGACAGGTTTCGGTGATACTAAGTTCAGTGATGGTAAGAATAAATCCAGTGAGCCAAAGCCAATAGGACACAGCACATTCGGAAGCGTGTACAACCAGTTCAAGGGTAAAGTTCTTCAAGCCGTGAAATTCTTGGTCAATCACGAAAACGGAGATTTGCTTGGTGTTTTCCATAGAAATGATGTAGGAGATATTGATATGGTTTGGGGTGATGAAGGTGGCGGACTCTGCCATATTCTGAACAAGCATATCAACGACAAGGACTTTCCTACTATTAAGGATTTGGTATCTCGCATAGAAGACATCATAAACAAAGGAGAGGTTGACGAACGACATTCTAATGCCGACAAACTTGTATTGGTGAAGGATGGTTACCTTGTTACGATACGTCGTAACGTAAGAGAAAAGGGCATAAAAATAGCCGACAAGAACTGGGTTCTGACGGCTTATAATAAAGATGCACCTGCCACCACCAAGGCTCCCGTTGATGGCACTTATGGGAGCACGGCTGTCGCTCCCGGTACATCTTCGGATGCAAAGTTAGCAACAAAGTCTGAGATTAACGAATTTTCAGACAATAATGTTGCAGATGAGGGTGTTATGTTCCGTGATGGTGATATGGGGCTTGAAGAAACCATCACTAAGATGAAAGTTGAGGCAAGCCAGGCCAACGCAGACAACTGGCAAGCCAAGCAGGATGCAATGAGAGCCATCGGTGGCAATCTTAACAAGTTGCGTCAGGCAATGGCACGTCAGAGAGCGTATGACCTTTGGACGGTGAAAAGCGTGACAGATCTTGCCCAAATCCTTCTTGACAATGGATTGCTTGATGACATGAGCAAATACGAATACAACAGAATCCTTTCTGCGGTAAAAAATGTTCATGGAAAAAAAGACATCAGCAAGTATGTTGACAAGGTTATGGATGTTATGGTAGGCAACCAGCTGCGTGCAGGTGAAACTCGATTGGGCAGATTGGAGAGGATTAGAGCAAGTAAAGTTGATGCAAAAGGCATAGATGTGCAAGGACAGCTTGATGCTGACGGACAGGCCATAATGAAAGCGTTCCGGTCGGCCAAGCCCCTCTCTGTTGAAGAATTGGACAAAAAGATACTTGAAGCAACCGACAGAATGTCGAACACCAATGAACAGATAGCCGCCAATGCCGCCCTTGAACATACAGGATTACTACTCGCCAAGCAGTATGTAGACGGAGTGAGCGAAAGCAAGAAAGCCGTGGCTCAGTTCAAGGACGAAGTCAAAAAAGCCGAAGAGGAAATGAATGCTGGGCAGATGACAGAAGAAGCCTTCAAGCAGTTCAAGAATGCTATTGTTGAAACAATCAAGCAGTTGAAGATTGACAGAATTGAGGCATACAACAATTTGGCTGACAGCCTTGGCGGTGTACTTGGCGAGAGTGTAGAACGTGCAAAGCAATGGAAAGAGGCGGAGAAAGAGCGTGTGAACAAAATACACCATCTTGCCAACTCCGATATGCAGGGACGTGAACTTAAAGGACACAGACCAGACACGAAGGTTCAATGGCTTGCTAATAGTTGGGTAGCAAGATTTGCATTTGAACCGCTTTCAACTTTTGACCAAATGTTGAAGATGTTCGGCAGCAAGAACCCAAATGGCGAGGGCTATATGCAAGATTACTTCATGCGTCATTGGATTGACTCCACAGACAACGAGCAGCTCTTGAAAGAACGTTATCAAAAGCAGATGGACGACAAGGCTGCTGAAATCTTCGGCAAGAAGTACAAGTACCTCGACCTGTATGGTTATGTCCAGACGCAGAAGTCGGCAACTGTGAAATACTATGACGGTGCGGATATGCGCGAGTACGAGATAGCGCAAGACGGACTGCTCTATCTCTACGCTGTTGAGAAAATGCCGATGGGTAAGGCTACAAACCGAAGAATGGGTATCACGGACGAGACGATGGAAAAGATAACCGATGCGCTTGATCCGAAGCTAAAAGAGTTTGCTGATTGGGTGCAGGAGGACTTCTTGCCATCAATCGGTATGGAGAGTGACGTTGTTTATACAAGAATGTTCGGCACGCACATGGACTCCATTGAAAAATATTTCCCATTCGTGAGAGACAAGGACGCTCTCAAGCGTGATGTAGAGAATGGACAAAGTAACTCCGACAATGACCGCATCAGTGTGCAGACTGGAGCTATAAAGAAACGTGTTGCCAGCGTTGCACTTTGGAACTTGAAAGATATGAGTTTCTTAGACGTACTTGCAAAGCATGTTGGTGAAATGAGTCACTGGCAGAGCTTTGCGGAACTCAACCGTGACATCGGCACACTGCTTTCGTACAACCGCTTTAAACAGCAGGTTATGAATATGAGTAGTGTCTATGGCTCGGGCAAGGAACTTTGGAAACGTTTTGAGCAGTGCGCTGCAATAGCCACGGATTGCTATGAACCACAACGTGCCAAGTTTGACCGTCTGATGGTTCAAGGCGCAAAGGGTGTAACGATGGGCAAGATTGCATTCCGTCCATTTACGGCACTAAAGCAGACTCTTTCACTCCCAGCATTCTTCGGAGAGGTAAATGCTATTGACATGGCAGAAGCGTTGGCAACTTGCGGCATACCTGCGTTGAAGTGGTCATGGAACAATATGCCAAACTTCCGTAAACGTATTCTGAGCCGTACTACCGGTGATTACCGTCTGCGAGAAACCGAATATGACAGCAAGATAATGAAAGCAGCCTCCTATGGTATGTTGCCGAATATCGGAGTTGACGCATGGACTATTGCAGTTGGCAGCCATTGTGTGTATAAGGCGCAGAAAAGGAAATATCTGCGTTGGGGCATGGAAGAGGAACGTGCGGAGCGCAGAGCCGTGCAGGATGCGGAGATGTGTTTCAACAAGTCACAGCAGTCGAGTGAGGGCGCATATATGGCTCCCATCCAGATAGACCATACATTCTATGCGACAAGTGCCATGTTGTTCCGCAACTCTTCAACCGCTTACACTCGCGAGACACATAATTCGGCACGAAACCTCAAACGAATATTTAGCGGTGAGGTTAGCGAAGATTATGTTACAAAGCAGATTCTCCGCACCATTCACCCGAATGCAGAAGATTATTGGAGCGATGCGGAATGGGCAAAAGCAAGGGCAGAAGCCAAGCGCGAGATACGTTCTGCAAAGGTCAAAAATGGCGTGAACCTTGTAATGTTCGGTTGGATATTGCCGTGGTTATGGCGTATTGGCGGCACGTCTGTCTTGTTGGCATTGACGGGAGACAATGAAGAAAGGGCGAAGCAGTTGATAGACGCTACAAAACAATCCGTCTTTGCTCCAATGGAAGGTCTGACCTATGGTGATGTGTTTGAGGGTGGCATAAACAAGGTGCTTGGCTATACAGAACAAAGTTGGAGTCAGCAAGGTAGGGAGAACCCGATGATAAGCGATATGAAGCAAATGCTGAATGAGCTTGACTATGACTGGGTACAGGCAACCAACGATGTGCTGAATATCCTTGGAGGCATGACTACAGGTGTTAATCCTCAAACTTTCACGGACTGGGCGGTTGCCATTATGGATTTCTGCGGTGATGACGCAAAGACTTCGCGCGAATGTGCGTTGCTTGCAGCTCGTCTTCTTAACTGTCCTCAGAGCCAACTTGACAAGGTGTATTTGGAAGAGTTGGATATGACAGCAGCCGAAGCGAAAGGTATGACCCCTGCGGAGGTTGCTGAGCGATATGCCCGATACAAGATGATGCGTGAAGCTCCGCTTACCGGCTGGATGCGCTCTGCGGAAAAAAGTGATTCCATTTCAGCAAAGAAGCAGAATAAGGTGTTCACTATTGCCAAGGAGAAGTTGAACAGCAGAATGGAGACCGAGGAAACCAAACAGTTACTCAGTGATTACGATGCTGTTGCCAAGCAAAAGACCGCATTGTCGAAGATAAAGAAGACGGATCGTGCAGCCTACCGCGAGGGAATGAAGCAGCTACGCCAGTCGAACGACATGCGCCAGCACATGCGCTTGAAGCGATACAAGCATGACATGAATGAACTCACGTCGAAGTATCTACGCTGCAAGAGCGCAGAGGAACGAGACTCGATTGTCAGCACGATGTTCAGTACACGTGCGAAGATGCTTGACGACATCGGCAGAATGAAGCAACAATAGTTAAACAACAAAGGACGGTGCAAGGAATTACCTTTGCACCGTCCCAAATTATAAAAATATGGCAAGAAGAAAATTACATAAGGCGAGTGCTGTCATGCCTCATGAAGGAATGGACAGCGTAGCTACAGCCAAGCACACGTTGGGCAGTAACCGTGCATTTGAGGTATTGTGGCAAGCCCAGCAGTATTGGCTTGCTATGGATACGTTCCGCAGAGACCGTGAACGTAACAAGAACTACACCTACGGACGGCAGTGGGAAGACTACGTTTGTGTGAATGGTCGGAAAATACGCGAGGAGGAACTCATCAAGAAGCAAGGTAATGTACCCTTGAAGAACAACCTCATTCGTCGCATGGTGCAAGCTGTGCTCGGTGTGTACCGCAGCCAAGCCAAGGAGCCCACCTGCACGGCAAGAGACAGGGACGAGCAGCGTTATGGCGAGACGATGAGTACCGTGTTGCAATGTAACATGCAGCTGAACCGCATGACAGAAATAAACGCTCGATGTATGGAAGAGTTCCTTATATCGGGTTTTGTGGTGCAGCGCAAGTGGTATGGCTGGCGGGAAAACAAGCTGGACTGCTGGACCGATTATGTGCAGCCCAACAACTTTTTCATAGACAACAATATGAGGGACTTCAGAGGTTGGGACTGCAGTTGTGTGGGTGAGGTGCATGACATATCGTTTGAGGAACTGTGCGGACGTTTTGCCAAGGACGGTAACGACTACAACCGACTGGCCGAGATATACAAGTTTGCCAAGGACAAGTCGTACCTTAGTGCCACGTTTGACAACTTTGGATATCCTCTGCAAGGTTATTATGACTTCCTTGTGCCCTATGACGCATCAAGATGTCGTGTGATAGAGGTTTGGAGGAAGGAGAGCAAAGCGAGGGTGCGCTGCCATGACGTGAACAATGGTGACGTGTTCAAGGTGGACATCGAGGATTTCCAGGCGCTTGTAGCGGACGAAAATGACAAGCGTCTGCAAGAGGCCCTTGAGCTTGGTATGGACGAGAGCGACGTGCCGCTTATCCGCTATGAGTGGTTTATGGATAGTTACTGGTATTATTATATGCTCACTCCGTTTGGTGACATACTGGAAGAAGGCGAGACCCCTTATGAGCACAAGAGCCACCCGTATGTGTTCAAGGCTTATCCGTTTATTGATGGTGAGATACATTCGTTTGTCAGCAATGTGATAGACCAGCAGCGATACACCAACCGGCTGATAACGATGTACGACTGGATTATGCGTGCATCGGCAAAAGGTGTGCTGCTGTTCCCGGAAGAATGTCTGCCCAAGGGCATGTCGATGGAAGACGTAGCCGACGAGTGGGCAAGGTTCAATGGCATCATCATGATACGCCAGCCCAAGACAGGACAGGCCCTGCCGCAGCAGATAGCCAACAACTGCACGCAGATAGGCATATCGGAACTGCTGAACATGCAGCTGAAGTTCTTCGAGGACATATCGGGCGTGAATGGAGCGTTGCAGGGCAAGCCCGGCTATTCGGGCATGTCGGCCAGCCTGTACAACCAACAGGCGCAGAACGCCACCACCTCGCTGCTTGACCTGCTCGACACGTTCTCGGCATTCATCAGAGACGGAGCGTACAAGGACGTGAAGAACATACAGCAGTTCTACGACACACCGCGTGTGTTCAACATTGCCGGAAAGAACTCTACTATCGTGGAGTACGACCCGAAGAAGATACGCGACGTAGAGTTTGACCTCAGCATCGTGGAGAGTACCGCCACGCCAGCCTACCGCGCCATGACCAACGACATGCTCATGCAGTTGTGGCAGAACAAGGCCATCAGCGTGGAGCAACTGTTGGAACACGGCGAATTCCCCTTTGCCGACGAGCTGCTGCAGAGCATCAAGTCGCAAAGAGAGCAACTGCAACAAGGGCAAGTCCCGGACGGCATTTCGCCCGAACTTGCCCAACAGGTTCAGCAGGGAGCCAACATGCAAGCCGTGAACCAAGCGCAGCAGATGCTGCAACCACAATAAAGAATAAGCCTCATAAGTCGGATAAGGCATATAAGCCGAGGGGACTTGTGAGGCTTTACTGATTTTATATGGAAGCCTCGGAGACGGGGCTTCTGTCTTTTCGGAGTGTGCGGTTTGTGATAGGCACAAATTCGGGCATTTCCATTTCGCGGTAGCAGATGTGCAGACCGATGGCACGCGTCATGAGCAAGTCGTCATGTTTGCCGACAATAGCACCATACGCGCCATTCGGCTTGCGCTCATAAGTGTCGTACTCGTCAAGACACCGCTTGTCACGCTCGATATAGAGACGCTCACGAATGACCTTGACCAAGGTTGAGATAATCATCGGCTTGGTGGCCACATTCGTATGGAAACCATACTTGCGAGGTGCGCCCTCGCGTATCTCGTCCTCCGACTGCTTGCGAGCGTAGAGATTGGGATAGATGTCCGAAATCTGATTGAGGATATACTGCGACTGGTCGCCACCCTCCACCTGTCGCTCCTTGTCGTGCGTCTCCAAGGTGTTGGACTCGATGACCAACAGAGAGTCGTTGTAGAAAGCCGCAATCTGTGCGGCACGCCATGCAAGGCGGTCAATGTCGCAATGGCCGTACCACTGCGCCACGACAGACGGAGGCTCGCTGCCGTCAATCATGCTCAGACGGTCGAACACCACGATGACAGACCAGTCAGCCTTGTTGGAGCGTCCGCCCACATCGACCACGGTAAGGTAGCGGTCGGTAACCTCGTAATCGTCAAACTTCTCGGGCATAGCCCAGATGGAGAGCAAGCCCTGCCTGTCCTCACGGAAGCGGAGATTAGAAAGAGCCTCCTCGCCCTCGTCGGCATCGGCATACACCTCGCCAATATACTTAGGCTTGCGGCAGTAAGGCTCAAACCGCTTGACAAGGTATTTGTCGAGCACCATCGTACCCGAATGGACAAACGCCTCCACATCATCAGACGGGAACTCCGCAGCCATGACCGCAAAGTCGTTCTTACCAGCACGCTCGTACACATACCAATGTATGGCTTCAAGTGACGCGCCCTTTTCCCACAGGGACCACAAATAGCGTCCGCTCTCCTCACGGTTGGACGGAGTGTAGGCATTGTTGCGGTTCTCGTAAAGTTTCTTGGCAAATGCGTGTAGTTCTTCGGCAGACTTGAACGGCAGCGAGTAATGCTCAATCTGAAACCATGCGATGAACAAAGCCTCGTACTGCGAGTACACCTTGGGGTCGGCAGCGGCAGAATACTCACGGTGGAAGAAATTGCCAGTACCGTTGGCCGTGGACTCCATAACAATCATTGTGTAAGGCTTGGCGAGAATACCAGAGCAAGCCGAGCGCACGATGTCCTCGGGCGACTTGCCCTCCGTCTTTTGCCACAGACCCACCTCGGAAAGATGCACCAACGAGTAAGCACCGCCACGACAACCGTTAGGACGCTCGGCTGTACCTACCTTAATCTTGCACTCACGCTGCGGCACACGGTGCGTAGAACCCGACTTGCCGACACCGACAAGTTTAGGCTCGTTCTCCGAATAGACCTCGCCCAACCTGTGCAGGAACTCCACCGGGTGCTTCTTAATCATGAGGTCGAACATATCTTTGATTTCGTCCGATGCCGTGCCTTGGTGGGCGATGATGAGCGAGTTGAGACCTTTCTTGTGGAAGAACTGCAACCACGCCATGTAGAGCTGCGTGGTTGTGGAGCCGCCCCACTGACGCGCTTTCAAGAGAATAAGACGGATAGGCTCGCCAGCCTTTCGTTTCGCCTCAAAGCGCGACACGAGGATGCGCTGCGGATACCACAGACGGAAAAGCACGTCCTTTCCTGCGTCCTTGTTGTGGATATAGACGAGCGTAGCCGTCCAAAATGGAAAGTCGTGCTTGAAGCGCAAGCGTATGAGCGTGCGCGACACCTTGATGAAGTCATCGTCATTCGGCTCAACGTGCATCACGGACGAGAGAAACTTGTCGATAGAGCCAGCCTTGACCAACTTCTTGACAAGCGGAATGTCCATCATCTCCACAGGCAACCACTGAACAGGAATGGCAAAGTCGGCAATGCTGACACGCACACGCTCACCGATAGACCCCTCACCAGTGACAGGGTCGAACTTGGCGAACATGATTTCATTGCGCCTGTCATTCTCCGCAAGCAGTGCGGCAATCTCTGTATCTGTCGTATTGGTTGTCATACCATCCATTCTTTATGCGGTAAATAAACTCCCCGACCGTGCGAGGCGTGAGATAGAACTTGGGCGCAGGTTGATTGACAATCTTCGTAACCAACTCATAGACCGACTTGTCGGGATAGTCCTTACGCATGAGGAGGTATCTGCGGTAAATCTCCTCGAACATTTCACGCTTGTTGCTCCTCATGCGCGGCATGGGCTTTCCTGCCGCCATAGCGGAAATGACAATGGCCGCACGCTCCTCGCTCACCCAGAAACGAGAAGCAGGAGAGTCGGCCACCAACTGAAAGATAACAGGCATAACGATGATGCTTGCCTCGGCAAGTCTGTCGTGGTACACCCTCATAAGGTCGGCATTGCGCTCCCTTGTAAAATCCAATATGCTGCCAAAGTATTTCATAAAACAGGTTTAAGATTATAAGCCTTACTGTGCCTTTCTAAGCCTTTTTGAGCCGTGGGGAAAAGGCAAAACACACTATACAAAGGTACTTAAACCGACTCACAAAAGTTAAAAGTCAGTCCACCTCTTATATGGCTATTTTTGCATACGAATATTACACAACCATAAGAAAGTTAAGATAATGGCTGAAAACAATGGAGTTAAGAGCAGACGCGACCAGCAGCTGGAGCGGCTGAGAAAGAAATACCCCGACAAGAAGTTCGAGGACGATGAGGAAATCTACGGTCAGATTTCCGATGATTACGACCAATACGAGCACGACCTTGACGGCTATAAGGGCAGGGAGAAAGCCATGTCCGACATGTTTGCCGCAGATCCGAGGAGTGCGCAGTTCCTTGCCGACATGCACAACGGCCAAGACCCTGTGCTCGGTCTTGTGAAGAATTTCGGAGTGGACATCAAGGACGTGCTTGACGACCCCGAGATGCAGGACAAGATAGCTGAGGCCAACAAGGAGTATGTGGAACGTGTGGCCAAATCGAAACAGCTCGATGAAGAGTATGAGAAGAACATGGACGCAACGCTTGAGACCCTGCGCCAGTTCCAAGAAGAGCGCGGTATGACGGACGAGCAGATAGACGAGGTGGCCAACGCCATGCTTACCGTGGTCAAGGACGGAGTGATGGGCAAGTTCTCACGCGAGACCTTGGAAATGTTCGTCAATGCCATCAACCACGACAGCGACGTGGCCAATGCCAGCGAAGAGGGTCGTGTGGCAGGACGCAACGCCAAGATTGTGGAGGGGCTGCGCAAGCAGAACAAGGGCGACGGTACGTCACCACTGAACGGCAAGAACGGAAACGCTGGAAGCGGACAGAAATCGCAGAGCATCTTCGACCTCGCCAATGAAGCCATGTAGCCCATGAAAGGAGAAGTAGTCAAGTTTCCAGCCGATGGCAAGCGGCGCCCCCCCTCAAAGGCAGTGCAGGACTATATACCCAAGTGCCGGGCGGCATGGCAACAGTAAGCAATCTCGCGAGTGCGACAGGCGGTATAGCCCCCGGCAAACTCGTACAGACCGATAACAAGTAACATTATTCACAAACTAAAAATTACAAGACATGGACGGAGAAACCGTACAAGTAGGTGGTACGACAACCACCACCCCTGCACCAGGCACAGCCGGCGTGCAGAGCCAAGTGCCGGGAGCTGCCACTACCGTCAGCGGTGTGGCAGGTGCGACAGGCGGAGTAGGTCCGGGCAATCTCGTGCAGACAGACCTCGACCAAGAACTCTACAAGTTCAAGAGTGACGACACCCCGCTTATGCAGCTCATGCTGAAAGCGCGAAAGGTAAAGGTGGGTTCCCCCGAGGTAGAGCACTACATGATTGACGAGCCACGTTCCAGCGTGACCACTACTACCAAGGTAACCGCAGGCGCAGGCAAAAATTTTGTGCTTCCGCTTCCCGCAAGCGATGCAGAAATACCTCGTCCCTACGGCACGTTGCTTGTCAAGGGCGTTGACGGCTATGCCGAGGACGGCAAGACCAAGACCCCCGGCAAAGACCTCATGCTGTTCGTGACAGGCCAAGACCCAACGACAAGCAACCCAATCGTGAGAGCTGTGAACGGCCCGAAGGCCAACACTACCGACGAGAGCTGCACCACACCCGAAATTCCTGCAGGTTCCACGCTCATCGTACTCTCGAACGCCCTCTACGAAACGCAGAAGAAGGTAGACCCCGACCTCATTGTTCCGCAGGGAACCACCGTGTACCTGCAGAAGCGTGGCATGAACCAGATTGTGTCCGACTACTATGATGCGCAGAAGAAGAAAATTCCGTTTGGCAAGGCCGTCATCGCCGAAGCCGCCATCACCAACTTCAAGGTGCGCGGCAACCGAACCCTCTATGCTGGACGCAAGGGCAAGATGACCGTGCAGACACCCGAGGTAGGTGCGCAGGTCATCTACTTTACGGAGGGTGTCCGCTACCAAGTGAAGAAAGAACTCCAGCATATGGGCAAGTGGACAGTGGAGGAAATCATCGCTTTGGCCAAGATGACATTCACGGGCGAGGACGTGCCCAAGAGTGTGATTGCCCTTTCAGGCAAGAACTTCTTGGAGAATATCCAGTGCATTGATTACTCGAAGCACCCCGAAATTCAGATTACCACCAAGACCAATCCCGTGGGCTGGGTAGTGACCAACTTCCACACTGTGTTCGGCGACATCGAGTTTAAGCACGACCCGACCCTCGACCGCTTGAAGTGGAGCAACTCCGCGTTCATCGTGGCCCCCGACCGACTGGTGCACTACCAGTACTCTGCAGAACACTCGTCGAAAGACCGTGTGGAGGGCGAAGAGGCAACACGCGAGTCAATTCTTGTGTGGGACGCACTCGCACTCAAAGGCTCATGCCACATCTGGATTAACGGTGAGGGCGACAACGAGAACACCACAGCCACACAAATCCACTTGTGGGACAGTGCAGAAGCCCCTGCCGCACCAGTTGAGGGTGGTGTGTACTATCTGTTGCAGGACTGCCCCGGCATCAATGCAGAAGCCGTCAGCGGTCAGATGTGGCAGTATAAGAATACCGCATGGGCAGAGTATACAGGTGACGTAATGTCCACGGAGTAACCCCGAAATTCAAACAACCAATTCATCAATCAATAGAGGCGGATAGGTAGCAATGCCGTCCGCCTTTATTACTATAACATTCAATGTCAATGAAAAAGAAGAAAATAACCTACGGAGTGTTCGGCATGATGGAGTACCAATCCATCATCAAGATAGGACGCGCTACGCTCAAAGTTTTGTTCACAGATGGTTCCATCACCTCGTTAGGCCAGAACCCGGCACATTACACCACCAGCGACTTCCTTGTGCAGCACGCCATCGAGAACAGCCGCGATTTCAAGCGCGGCCGCATCAGAGTGGTGAATGCCATAGAACTTGACGAGGAGGTTCGCATTGAGCGTAACCACACAGCAAGTGCACAGACTGCACGAGCCAAGGTTGCTGCCAGTCCTGCCGTAAAGGTGGAGAAAGCCGCTGACAGCGCAGCCCCTGCTAAGGAAGAAGATACGGTTGTGGAAGATGTGGCGGGGAGCATGGAGACCGTAACAGGAACAGCTCCCGATGCAACAGAGGCAACTACAGAAGCCACAGGAGAGGCTGAGGACCAAGCAGCCGAAGGAACTGCAACCCCTAGCGAGGTGGAGTTTTGCACGAACCAAGAAGCCAAGGACTACCTTGCTAACACGTTTGGCGTGAAAGGTGCGCTCAAGACGCGAGCCGAGATTATTGCTGCGGGTGAGACCTACGGCGTGAAGATAACTTTTGTGAAAGACTAACGACGCAGACGACATGGTGTACAAAATCGAAATTGTGGAGCGAGACGTGCGTATAGCCATTGACGAGAACAAGATCGGCGAGCAGCTCATCAGCGATGAGGACGTAGACACCCTGTCGTTGAATGACATCATTCGCTCAAAGATAGTGGAAGCCGTGAGGCGTGTAGAGTCGTCCGCTCCCGTTCGCTACTTGGAAGAGGGTCACGTGTTTGGCGATGCCATCTACTGGGAGCGTAACGGCAGCGGTTGGACTCTGCTGCCCGATGATTTCATGCGTCTTGTAGCCTTTCGCATGAGCGACTGGGAACGTACCTGCTATATGGCTATATCTGCTGATGACCCATTGTATGATCTTCAATCTTCCAGATACAAGGGTATCCGCGGCAATGTTCAGAAGCCTGTATGTGCCATAGTGAACCGTGCAGAGGGCAAGGCGTTGGAGTTCTATTCGTGCAACAGCGAAGACGCATATGTCAAGCGCGCCTCGTACATACCTTATCCGGAGATAGACGAAGACGATGGCATAGACATCTCGGAGCGTTGTTATACCGCCGTGGTCTACATGACCGCAGCATTAGTATTAACCGCCTATGGTGCAAGCGAGCAGGCAGCTGCAATGAACACCTTGGCAAAAAGCATTTTTGAATAATGAGTTCAATACCGACGAAACAGATAGACGGCGATGTGGCCATCGGCAGGGACGCTAATGTAGGCGGCAATGCCACTGTGCGCGGCTCGTTGAAGGTTGGCCACAACCTGACCGTTGAGGGCTGGCTCGATGCCAAGAACATAAAAGGTCCGAACAAAGGCCTGTTCAAGACGGCGGCACAGCTACGCGAGGCATACCCCAATCCGCATGATGGGTGGTGGGCATTGGTGACCATAGATGGCAGTGTGGCGTCAGATCATCTTGGGCAGCTTTATGTGGCTGACGGTGGTGCGTGGGTGGCTCAGGTTGACAGCAAAGGTAATCCGCTGCTGAGGGGTAACCCGGTAGTTGACAGTACGAAGTATATTGACGCCTTGAGAGTTGATGTAAACAAGAACAAGGAAGATATACGCAGTCTTGGCTCTACTCAGGGCACGCAAGGCAACAGTATCAACACACTCAACACCCAAATGGGTACGGCCCAGAGCGACATCAGCACTCTGAAGAAGACGGTCAGCGACAACAAGACCGAACTTGCTGGCAGCATCAGCGGTGTGCAGAAAGACCTCACATCGTTCAAGAACACTAAAGGACAGCCCAACGGGCTTGCACCTTTGGACGAACAGAACCAGGTACCTTCGCAGTATCTGCCCGACTATGTGGACGATGTGTTGGAATTTGGCGGCATGGTAAGTGGTGTCACGGTGCAATCAAATTCGCTCGAAAACTCCTCGACAGACAAGGACTGCAGTGTGGTGTACAACAAGAGCACAGAATGTTTTGTGATAGCCTGCACCACGACCACCGATGCAGCCTGGGGTGTGAAGCAAGTGACCTACTACAACAACTGGATAGACGGTGACCTTTACGGCAAGGGTACTCTGAAAGGCCGTGTGCCCCGCAGCGGCAAGGTATTCATAGACGTGAGCACGAATAAGACCTACCGTTGGGGTAATGGCACACTTGTCGCAATTGGTGGTTCCACAGCCCAAAATGGCGTTCAAGGCACAAGTGAGGACTATGTGTACTCATCGGCATCAGATGAAACTCGCACGGTATTGAGCGGCAAGATGTGGACTTACACGCATACAGATGGTAATTTGTTTTTGCGGTTCAAGAAGTGGGGAGCTAATAATGACACTGCCCAGCAGGACTATTGCCAAGTGATGCTAATGGGTTGTGTATCGAATGATAAATGGGGACTAATGAACCCTTACGTGTATGCACGATTGAATAATCATACTTTGGCAGAAGGACAGAGTACGTTGGACGCAGTCAAAGTGAACTACACACGTTTTGACGATAGTGGCAACAATGTGCTTACGCTCACGAAAGCAACTTCGGCCAAGGCAGGTGTGATGACGGCCTCCGACAAGACACTGCTCAGCGGCCTGGGCAAACACCTGCACCCCGACCCCGACAACCTCACCACTCTCGAGGCCCTTAACACCGCCCTCGACGCCATGGGCCCCGACACCGCACAGGGCACACACCACCTCAGCTGTTGGGGCATACCCCTGGCCGTCACCCTGGCCGTGCTCAACGTGGGCGACAAGGTGCTCATGCAGACCATCACCGGCTCCATTACCACCAACACCGCCGCCACAGCACTTGCCACCATCAACGCCCCCGGCCACTACACCACCCTCGTGCGCTATTATCAGGAGGGCAAATGGGGTACATGGGCTTCTATTGGCGACAGCATATCGGCAAGTATCAATGTTTCGCAACTTGACACCTATTTTATGAAAGAAGATGGCAAAGGCGGTGTTGTAGTAGACATGGTAAAGTGTAAAAATGCTAAACCCATTTACGTTGTGGTGGACGATGAAGGCAATCGTGTGGGCTTGCTGTTTACGCATAGTGACACCATGAAACATTGTCTTGTGCTGAACTTGTTAACGCACATAACGCTCGGGGACGATGGTTCACTAATTACGAGTGAACATAAGCACACATACGATTACCCCAAGTTCTATCGCAAAAACCTTGGTTTTAAGTTCTTTTCAAATGCAGGTGAGAGCGACCCAAGCTATTTTGAAAAGTTGCATGCAAGCAAATGGTATTGCCCACTTGATGAACAGTTTAAGAGAATGGTGCCTACGCTGCAAGGTGGTGCTGCAGGCGATGGGAAAAAATACATTTACTCGCAAGGTGGTAGCGATAACACTCGCACGGTATTGGGCAGCAAAATGTGGATATACCAGCACGGCGACTACAACCAGTTTCTGCGCATCAAGCATTGGGGCGCCGCCAATGACACGGCCGAGACCGACTACTGCCAGGTGATGCTGCCCAACGCGTGGACGGGGGGCACAGGGCTGCTCAAGTGGGACGTGTATCGCAGGCTTGACGCATTTGAACTGCGTGAGCAAAATTCAACGGCCACAGAGGTAAAGATTGTAACCCCGATTTTTACCACAGGCGGCACGAGAGAGCTAAGCATATCACAAGCCACTTCGGCCAAGGCAGGTGTGATGACAGCTGCTGACAAGAGTAAATTAGATGGATTAAGTGATATTTCTGCCGAGGGTGCACGCGCTGCAAAAGCCTTGTACAAAGCCACCGGAGGCACAAAACTATTTGGTCCTAATAATATCTTCGATACAAATAATCGTACATTAGGTGGCGTTGTTGATAAGACTCTATATGACAGTTCGACTCCAACGGAGTACACAAAAGGGAGTCCTTTTGAAGTATTTTGCACGCAAGGCATTAAGTCTGATGTAGACAGCAAGAAGTATATGATATGGTTCGGGTTGCGTAAAAGTGCGACCTACATAGAGCGATATAGTTGTCAGCAAGTTATAGGGCAAACCGAGGCAGAGTTTTACGTGTATGGAACTCCTGTAGCGTTCCGTCTGAATAATGGGGAAGTGTATACCCCTCAGCAAGGTAGTGGAGGGTTGGAGATAGGTACGTCTACAAAATATATAGTGTCGCGAGAATGTGTTATTCCTTCATATAGTGATTTGCATGATGCTGCAACAAGTGAAAAAGACGGGTTGATGTCTGCTGCTGATAAAGCGCAGCTTGATGTGATTGCGGCTTCGATGGATTCCTTTGGCAACAGTATTACGGAACAGGCTAAGCGTATATATGACTTGGAACAGTGTAAGCCTTTGGCTACGAAGAGTAGAAATGGCTTCATGAGTTCTGAAGACAAGACTCAGCTACAGGGCGTGTTTGCTGATTTCAATGCTCGACAACGGGCAAATGACGTGGAAGGTTATGTTGGCAAGAGTAATGTAATTAGTGTTCCAGGAGCTGTTGGTACCACCAAAATTGTTGCTGATATTTATCGGAATGCTGAAGAACGTGATTATACCCCAGGTGCTTCTTTTGGCGTGTATATTTCGGCTGGGTACGATGAAAACAATCCAAACAAACAATGTGTTTGGTTTGGCTCTCCCATCGAAACAACCAAGTTTGTGCGATATCGTCTTGATTATTGGTTGTATGGTACTGCTGACACTCTTGTCGGCAAGTACTTATGCGACACCAACGATAAATACTATGCGGTTCGCGAGGGTGATGTTGGTGAATATATATCCGAAGCTTTAGATGATACCCCTTGCATCATGACCATTGCTGAAAAGCGTCTTCTTAATCAAATAAAACAGAAGTTGGGGTTATAAGTAGGTGTTAAAACGAGTAGAACGGGGTTCGGATAGTGTCCGGACTCCGTTCTTGCATTTTATGAATACCGGTGTAATCCGGTCGGAAATATATTGGGGTGGGGGAGTACTCCCTGGTAGTACGTTCCGTTTTTTCTTGCTCCTGACTTCCTCACTTTTTGTGCCATTGTGAATGACGCATGTCGAAAAACAATGAGATATGTCATTTGATTGGGTGACGCATTGACTTAGTTTGCAGTGACGGCTATGGTGAATTTAGTTTGTAGCTATCCGCTAATGCGGAAGACATAAGGACATAAGGACAGAAGTGTTCTCCCTCTCCGTTTCTTTCGCGTCAGCGAGATTTTTTTGCGGTTCTGCAAAATAAGAGAAAGTTGTATGATATGTCAACTTTTTATATTACCTTTGCCTAAGGTAGGCTGCATCTCGGCAAGACATTCAAGCAAGCTTGATGTTTTGCACTCGATTTGCACTACCTTTTCATAAAGTAGGCTGCATCTCGGCAAAACATTCAAGCAAGCTTGATGTTTTGCACTCGATTTGCACTACCTTTGCACTATGAAATCAGAAAGGAAAATATTGGTTTACAAAGATTACTTTCTCAAGTTCTACCGCGCCTTGGAAGCAGGAGCACAGAAGAAAATAGACTATGTGCTTGACGTGCTGAAGATGCAGGACAGAGTGAGCGAGAAATTTGTAAAATACATAAAGGACGGTATCTATGAAATAAGAGCCTCCCACAATGGTAATATATACCGAGCGTTCTTTATCTTCGACGAGGGAAACATCGTGATGCTATTCAACGGCTTTCAGAAGAAAAGCCAGAAGACACCCTCTAAGGAGATTGCAAAGGCGCTTGAACTTAAGAAGGAATATTATGCAGGAAAGAAATGACATTACCAGTTTCGATGCTATTCTTGATGCCAAGTATGGAGCAGTAGGAACTGCAGAACGAGAGGCATTCAGAAAGGAAGCTACCAACTATTGCGTAGGACAGATTATCTATGATGCCCGAAAGCAGGAACACATGACTCAATCAGACCTCGCGAAGAAAGTGGGGACTGACAAGACCTACATATCTCGCATAGAGAAAGGCGTGATAGAGCCTGGTGTGGGAATGTTTTTCCGCATCATTGAAGCTCTCGGTTTGAAAGTGGACATTGTACGTCCGATAGTATAACAAGGAACAAAAGGGAGGAAATACCACGCGCCGCTGTGTTCTGCGGTCTGGCAACAACTCGAATGCGAACAGCTGCGGTCGGCTGATATTCTTGTGGCAAGCCATGAGTGCGTTGTCTTTTATGGAAACGTCTTTGGCTAAGTTTAACTCAAGTCCGGATTTAGCCGGGTACGGCTTGAAAGGCCAAAAGTACAAACGTAACCTCTAATGGAGGCGTCGCGGGACACGCGGGAAAAATATGCAGCTATTATTAAGTAGCGTCCGTATTTTCCTCCTTTCTCTATCGCGCGGGACGGGGCTGCTGAAAAAACCGACGCGGGACGCGTCGCCCCCATTAGTGTTTGCGTTCCCTGTCAGGCTGACAGGTAAAAAAGCAAACTTGAAGTCAGGGAAAGGACTGTTGTTCCCTGGCATATTTGACACAGAATAGAGAACATACAAAGGGCTAACGAGAGAGAAGCAGAGAAAATCTGCTTCTCTCTTTTTTTGTGGCACAACAGTTAAAAGACCCGGATATAGCCAAGTGGCTAAATTTGCCGTGAACTAAAATTGACGACAATGAAGAAGATAATCAAGAGGCTCAGAGATAGCAACAGGAGCAAGCATATTGCCGGCGGCATGGTGATAGGCTTTGGTGCGGACAGCACCTGTTGCGCAGCCCATGCCGGGGCAGGTGCAGGACGACTAAATAGAATAGCGGTATGGCAGTAGTGTTCAAACTTTGGAAATTCGCCGCCATGGCCGTGGGCGGCATGGTAGGCTGGCTGGTGGCAGAGTTCAGACCGACATTCCCCTTGATAGTTGTGGCCGTCATCTTTATACTATATGATGCATGGACCGCTTTCAAGCTTGACAAGCGTGTGCATGAGTCATATCCAGACAAGACGAGCAGGGAGAAAGCCAAGTTTACAAGTTTTGCCTTTGGCAAGGTGGTGAAGCAGACCATACCCAAAAGGTTTTGGCTCATCATACTGGCATACTTGGCCGAGCACTGGGTGTTCGTGCACATGCAGGTGCCGCTGTCGTATGTGCTGACAGGTGTGATATGCTTTGAGCAAGCATGGTCGATACTGGAGAACGAGAGCAGCTGCCGCCCCGAGGCAGAACACCGCTTCTGGAAGCTGCTGCAACAAATAATGGTAGACAAGACTGCAAGGCACTTTAATGTGAACCTTGACAGGCTAAAAGACGGAGAAGATGGTAGAAGTACTGATTGACAACGGGCACGGTGAGAACACGCCCGGCAAGTGCAGCCCCGACAAGCGGCTGAGAGAATACGCTTATGCAAGAGAGATAGCAAGGCGTGTGGAGAAATGTTTGCGATGCAAGGGCTACGACGCACAGCGCATTGTGGAAGAAGAGACCGACGTGCCGCTCTCGGAACGCTGCAAGCGCGTGAACGACATCTGCAAGCAGGTTGGCACGAAGAACGTGCTACTGGTGAGCATACACAACAATGCGGCAGGAGGCGACGGCAAGTGGCATGAGGCGCGAGGTTTCTCCGCCCATGTGGGGCTGAACGCATCGAGCAAGAGCAAGATGTTGGCTCAGTATCTGTGGAACGAAGCCATACAGCAGGGGCTGAAAGGCAACCGCAGTGTGCCAGCGGCACCATACATTGCCCAGAACCTTTCCATTTGCAGGGACACGGCTTGTCCGGCAGTGCTGACGGAGAACCTGTTTCAAGACAACAAGGAAGACGTGGAGCTGCTGCTGAGCGAAGAAGGCAAGGAGAAAGTGACCGCCACACATGTGAATGCTATTGTGAATTTTATCAAGGACTATTATGGATAAGAAGAAATTCGGTCTTTTGTGGGCAATATCATGTGTGCTTGCAGGTATTGTTGGTATTGTCGTTTTGGTTGACATTGTGCTTTGCGGAGGCTACGGCAAAGGTCATGAACCTGCAGAAGTGGTGCGTGACACGGTGATTGACACCATACCATACTACAAGCCGGTGCCGAAGGACAGTTTGTTGTTGACATACAAGACTGTGACCCTGCCCCTGCCCAAGAGTGACAAGACGCAGCCATTTATCCGTGCGGACACGCAACAGGAAGAAAGTTGTATACAAGACAATGTGGCAGATGTGCGTGACAGTGCTGAGGTAACTATCCCCATCATTCAGAAGATGTATAAAAGCAGTGACTATACGGCATGGGTGAGCGGATATGACGTTCAACTTGACAGCATCTATGTATATCCGAAGCATGAGTATGTTACGCGCAAGATTAAGCAGCCTCCCAAGAAATGGCATGTCGGTGTGACGGCAGGTTACGGTTTCGGCAAACAAGGTATGCAGCCATATATAGGCATCGGGCTAACGTATTCACTAATATCATTCTGACATGGAGACAATCACCGTACAGATATTCAAGGACGATGTGTATGAAGAGGTGGCCAAGGCTACCGACTACACAGGCGCGAAGCTGATAGACGGCGACGAGGGAGCACGAGACCGCATTCTCGCCACGGACAGTGACCTTTCAGACCTCGGCAGGTTTTGGGAAGAGTCGGTGCTTGCCACTAATGAGAGGCTGAAAGAGATGCTCGTGAGCGGAGCGACGAAGCAGATACTTGTAACGACACCTCCTATTCCACCAATACTGCAGCCTAAAGATGTGGAGGCACAGAGCAGCGTGGTTCAGCCGATAGTGACGCGGACAGGCTACGAAGCTGTGCTGGAGGTGAGCAAGTCGTTTGACAAGGGACTGAAGGACAATGTGCAGTCGGCCCTTCGCAATTTTTTCATTGTCTCAATCATCGCCCAGTGGTTCAAGCTGGCCAACAAGGGCGAAGCCGCTGACTACTTCAACCAAGCCGGGGAAATGATGGACGGTGCGGAACGTCTGCTTTACAGCCGCAAGAGACCGCCCCGTCCGAGTGACTAACAATTAATATTTTATTGAAATGGGAGAACAAAAAACATTAGGTGCCAAAATTAACGTGACGGTAACCATCAAAATTTCGTGGCTTCTTTTCGACATCATGAACGAGACCTTCTTGCGTGGCCGCACAATCCAGGACAAGGAAAACCACAAGGAGGTGGCGAGCATGTTTGCCTCTGAGGATGAAGAAAACCGCGAGAAGATACTTCGCTCTATCAAGAAAGGTTTTGCCGAGGTGAAGATAGAATTGTCGGACTACCTCAACGAGGACGGCACGACGACAGACAATAGTCACTATGACGGTAGTACAGACCTGACGCTTAGCCTTACAATGCCGAGCAACTTCAACAAGGCTGCAACTACTGGTGTGGGCGAGGCTATCCACGACTACCTGAAGAACTCCGCCATAGCCGAGTGGTACATGGTGACGAACAAGTCAGATGCTGAACAGTATGTGGCACTGTCACA